CCGCGCAATCACCAACGGGAGGATTGAAGATGCGTCGCGCGCTGTTGTTGTTGCTGACGGGCATTGCGCTTTTGGCGCTGGCTGGGTGCGCGTGTGGAACGAAGCCCTCGGCCTCGGCGACCGTGATTCAGCCGGCACCGCCGCCGCCCCCGGCGCTGCTGGAACAGCCGGAGCCGTTCAAGCCGCTGACGCCGGGGTATTTCAAGGCGTGACGCCCGAGGACGTGCTGGCCAATCACCGGGACAACATGACGCTCTGCCGCGACATCGCCGCGCGCTACCAAGCGCTCCTCGAATGGGCGCGAGGACTGCCGCAAACCGCCAACGCCACGGAGGCCCGCTGATGGAACGGGTGAACATCATCCTCACCATGGTCCAGATCATCCTGATCCTGGGGCAGGGCCTGTTGGGTTGGGTGTTGTGGTCTTTGCGCAAACAGTTTGTGCCGCGCGAGCACTGCGCGACCAAGTGCGAGGCCCTGGCGCAGAAGCAGGCGGAACTGGCGCAGGCGCAGAAGGCCCTGCCCACGGCGGCCGAAGTCCGGGACATGCAGATCCAGCTGGCGGAAATCGAAGGGGACATCAAGACCGTCAAGGCTACTGTGGAGGGCCATCTTGAGCTGATGCAGCGGCTGGAGCGGCCGCTGAATCTCCTGATGGAACACCACCTGCGGGGGGAGAAATGAGTTTTGACAAACTGCTGACCGAGGATCGCCGCCTCATGATCCTGCGGCTCATGGCCGAAAGTCCGGACTACCAGCTCAATGTCTACGTGTTGCGCCCGGCCCTGGACGCCGTGGGCCACACCGTGAGCCACGACCGCCTGGCGGCCGACCTGGCCTGGCTGGCCGAGCAGGGCCTCGTCACCGTGGGCAAGGTTGCCGACGTCACCGTGGGCAAGCTCACCGGCCGCGGCGCGGACGTGGCCGGCGGGCGCGCCACCGTGCCCGGCGTCAAGCGTCCGGAGCCGGAGGCGTAAGCCATGCCGCGCCAGTCCACCGTCCGCCGCCTGCCGCCTGAACTTCGCGAGCAGATTGGCGCGCTACTGGACCAGGGGCGCACCTTGGATGAGATCAAGGCTGCGCTCGACGGCCTGGGGGCGGACGTGTCGCGCTCCGCCTTGGGGCGGTATAAGCAGCGCCTGGACAAAGTTGGCGAAAAGCTGCGCCGCAGCCGCGAGGTGGCCGAGGCGCTGATCGCCAAGCTGGGCAGCGCGCCCGAGTCCAAGTCCCTGCGGCTGAATGTCGAGCTGATGCAGGGCGTGCTCACCGACCTGGCGGTCAACGCCAGCGAGGAGGGCGAGGCCGGCGAGGGCAAGGCCGTGACCCTTGATCCGCAGGACGCCATGTGGCTGTCCAAGGCCCTGGACCACCTGGCGCGCGCCAGCAAGGCCGACGCCGAGCTGACGGGCAAGATCAGGGAGCAGGCCGAGGCCGCCGCCCGCAAGGCCGCCGCCGAAACCGCCGTCACCGCCGCGCGCAAGGGCGGCCTCTCCGCCGAATCGGCGGACGCCATCCGCCGCGAGATTCTGGGGCTCAAATGACCGCCGCGCCGGCCGTCCTCCTGCCCTATCAGCAGGCCTGGGTCGCGGACCAATCGCCCGTCAAAGTGAGCGAAAAGGGCCGCCGCGTGGGCATCACCTGGGCCGAGGCCGGCGACGACGCGCTCATCGCCGGAGCCGCCTCGGACGCCGGGGGCATGGACTGCTGGTACGTGGGCTACAACCAGGACATGGCCAAGGAGTTTATTCGCGACGTGGCCGATTGGGCGCGCCAGTACAACCTGGTGGCCGGGGAGGTGCAGGAGGAATACCTCAAGGACGAGGACAAGGACATCCTCACCTTCGTGGTCAAGTTCGCCTCCGGCTACCGCGTCACGGCCCTTTCCAGCCGGCCCAGCAACCTGCGCGGCAAGCAGGGCGTGGTGGTCATTGACGAGGCCGCGTTCCACGACAACCTGGCCGAGCTGCTCAAGGCCGCCTTCGCGCTGCTCATCTGGGGCGGCCGCGTGCGCATCATCAGCACCCACAACGGCACGGACAACCCGTTCAATGAGCTAATCCTGGACATCCGCGCCGGGAAAAAGCCCTACAGCCTGCACCGCACGGAGTTCCGTGCGGCCGTGGCCCAGGGCCTGTACAAGCGGATCTGCCTGGTGCGCGGCAAGGAGTGGACCCCGGAGGCCGAGGCCGCCTGGGTGCGCGAGATCTACGAGTTCTACGGCGAGTCCGCGTCCGAGGAGCTGGACGTGATCCCGCGCGCCGGCGGCGGGGCCTGGCTCACGCGGGCGCTCATTGAATCGGCCATGGAAGACGGCGTGCCGGTGTTCCGCTTGGCCAAGCCGGACGAATTCACGCCCCTGCCGCCGCATATCCGCGAGGCCGAGATCCGCGACTGGTGCGAGGAGTTCCTGGCCCCGGCGTGCGCCGGCCTCGACCCCACGCTGGCCCATTTCCTGGGCGAGGACTTCGCCCGTTCCGGCGACCTGACCGACCTGGTGCCCCTGTCGCAGGCGCAGAACCTCGGGTTGCGGCCGCCCTTCGTGGTGGAGCTGCGCAACATCCCCTTCGAGCAGCAGCGCCAGATCGTCTTCTACATCCTCGACCGCCTGCCGCGCTTCCGGGCCGCGGCCTTCGACGCGCGCGGCAACGGCCAGTACCTGGCCGAGGTGGCCATGCAGCGTTATGGCGCGGGCCGCGTGGCCCAGGTCATGCTTTCCCCGGAGTGGTACCGCGAGCACATGCCGCCGCTCAAGGCCGCGCTGGAGGACAGGACGCTTTCCGGCCTGCCCAAGGACGCGGACCTGTTGGCCGACCTGCGCGCCGTGCGCATGGAGAAAGGCGTGGCCAAGGTGCCGGACACCGCCCGCGTACGCGGCTCGGACGGCCGCGACCGCCACGGCGACTTCGCCGTGGCCCTGGTCATGGCGCACTTCGCGGCGCGGACCATGGAGCCCGTGCCCATCGAATTCAAGACGCTGAATCGGCCGCGCTTCGTCGCCGGCCTGCACGATTTCTAGGAGGAGCCCATGGCCTACGCCACCAAACGCCCCGGACGCCCCGGCCGGCCCGTCATGAAGGAGCTGCGGCAGGAGGTCGCCACCACCGACAGGGACATTCTGTACCCGTCCTTCGACGGCATCTTGCGCAACCTGGCCGACGACACCCTGCTCACCCGCGGCGGCGGCGACGGCCTCAAGATCTACGACGCCCTGGAGCGCGACGGCATGGTCTACGGCTGCCTGCAAAAGCGCAAGCTGGCCGTCACCGCGCGCCCCTGGGAGGTGGTGCCCGGCGGCGACGGTCCCCTGGACGCCAAGGCCGCGGAGCTGGCCAAGGGCATGCTGGAGGCCCTGGGCTTCGACCGGTTGTGCACGGGCCTGCTCGACGCGTTGCTCAAGGGGTACGCCGTGGCCGAGATCCTGTGGGAGTCGGACGGCGCGCGCATCTATCCGCGCAAGGTCAAGTCCCGCAACCAGCGCCGCTTCCACTTCGACACCGAAGGCAAGCTGCGTCTCTTGACGCATCAGGACATGTACCGCGGCGAGCCCGTGCCGGAGCGCAAGTTCATCGTCCACACCTTCGGCGACAAGGACGATTCGCCCTATGGTCTGGGCCTGGGCACGCGGCTGTTCTGGTACGTGCTGTTTAAAAGGGAAGATTTGCGCTGCTGGCTGCTCTACCAGGACAAGTTCGCCAGCCCCACGGCCGTGGGCAAGTATTCGCCGGGCGCGAGCGATCAGGAGCAGCAGAAGCTTCTCGCCGCGCTGGAGGCCATCGCCCGCGAGGCCCAGGTCATCATCCCGGAGGGCATGGCCATTGAGCTGCTGGAGGCCAAGCGCAACAGCGCCGGCAGCCAGGAGGCCTTTTGTCGCTACATGGACGAGCAGATCGGCTACATCATCCTGGGCGACGCGCCGGGGGCCAAGGACTCCGGCGGCGCGCTGGCCAGCGCGGCCATCCTGCGCAACGAGGTGCGGCTCGAATTGGTCGCCGCCGACGCCGACCTGCTTTCGGCCACGCTTAACGAGACGCTGCTCACCTGGTTCACCGAGCTCAACGTGCCGGGCGCGGTGCCGCCCAAGGTCTGGCGCGTGGTCAAGCCGGACGAGGACATGACCAAGCGCAGCGAGCGCGATAAAAACCTGGGCTCCCTGGGCTACCGGCCCACGCTCAAGAGCGTGCAGGACACCTACGGCGGCGAGTGGGAGCCCCTGCCTGGCTTCGGCGCTGGCCGGGCCGCCGGCGGGCAGCCCCTGAGTCCGGAAAGCGACGCCTCGGCCTTCGCCGAAGCGGCCTTCGCCGCGAGCGCCGCCGCGAGCTTCCCGGACCAGGACGCCCTGGACGCCGCCGTGGACAGCCTGCCCGGCGACGAGCTGGACCAGGCCATGCGCGCCATGCTCAAGCCCGTGATCGACATGCTGGCCAAGAGCAGCGATCCCGAGGCCGCCATGGCCCGGCTGGAGGACATCTTCCCGGACCTGGACGCCACCGGCCTGGCCACCATGCTGGCCCGCGCCATGTTCGTGGCCGAGGTCTGGGGGCGCATCACGGCCAAGGAGGGCTAGGCCATGCGTTGCACACTGAACATTCTCTCGGGCCGCTTGGTTGTGCGCTTTGTCGCGGATTTCTCGCGCCCATGGGGAATGACCATGCATGGTGGACGCTTTGTCCGGTTCGCCTGGTGCTGGGGGCAAGCAGAGACCAGAACCTGCTTTATGTTTTTCCGCGTACTGGCTTTGGGGCCGGTGGGTGTTTGCTTCGGACGAGTGATTGGCATTGAGGCCAAGGGGTAGGCCATGCCCGAAGCGCCGGACCTTTCCTATGCCCTTCGCCTGCCGCCCGAGAAGGCCATCGCCTACTTCGAGGCCAAGGGCTACAAGTTCGCCTGGGACTGGCGCGAGGTCTGGCAGGAGGCCCACGCCAAGGCCTTTACGGTGGCCGGTGTCATGAAGGCCGACGTGTTGAAGGAGATTCGGGCGGGCGTTCAACAGGCGTTGAAGGAGGGCAAAACGCTCGCGCAGTTCGAGCGCGAGCTGGAGCCCCTGCTCAAGCGCCGCGGCTGGCTGGGCAAGGGCGAAGTCCGCGACGCGCTCACCGGCGAGGTGGCGGGCCGCCGCCTCGGCCCGCACCGACTCACCACCATCTACCGCACCAACATGCAGACCAGCTACATGGCGGGGCGGTACAAGAGCTATGCGGAGAACGTCGCGGCCCGGCCGTATTGGGAATACGTGGCGGTCATGGACAACCGCACCCGGCCGGAGCACGCGGCCCTGAACGGTACGGTCCTGCCCGCCGGCGATCCCTTTTGGAATTCCTACTGGCCGCCCAACGGCTTCCGCTGCCGCTGCCGCGTTTCCGCGCTCACCAGGGGCGAGGCCCACGCCGAGGGCAAGCGGCTGATGACTTCCGAGGGCCGCCTGGGCGAGGCGGAGGTGCCGGTGGGCCGCTCGCGGCCGGGCCAGCCCGCGCCCAAGGCCACGGTCGCCACCTTCGAGCTGCGGCCCGGCCTCAAAATTTCGCCGGACCCCGGCTTTTCCTACAACCCCGGCAAGGCGGCCTGGCCGGGCTTGCAAGACGTGCTGCGCACCAAGCTGGAGGCCGCGCCGCAGCGCCTGGCCTCGCACCTGGCGCGCGAGCAGGCCCTGGGACCGGGCTTCCGGACCTTCCACGCCAACCCGCAAGGGGAGTGGCCCATCGCCAAACTGCCGGCGGCGGACGCGCACGCCATCGGCTCGCAGACGGCCACGGTGCTGCTCTCCGCCGAGACCATGCGGAAGCAGAAAGACCACCACCCGGAGCTTGACGTGGCGGACTACGCCCTGGTCCAGCAGGCCATTGACACAGGCGAGAGCATCCATACCAGCGCGAAGAAGCGGACCTACATCCTGAACGAGCCGGACGGCGCTGTGACTGTGGTAAAGGCCACTGCGGCCGGCGACAAGGTGTACATGGTGAGCATGTGGAAACTAGGCGAGGACGATAAAAAGCGGCGGCGGATAGTGGAGCAGCTACGCAGGAAGGCCCAAAAATGAGGAAAGCCGCCGATCATCAGAACGGCGGCCTTCATCCGGCGGGCGGTGGGGCCTACCCTCCGCTTGCGCGGGAACCCCACATGGCGCTCCGGCGCTTTCGCGCCGTGCTACGGCAGGTAGAATCTCACCGTGTCGCGCCCGCTTGAAAGCCATATAGGACGGGCGGTGCAGGAAGTCAAATGGGCGACATGATCGGGCTCAAGAT